TCTTTGGTTGTTCTTGGCCAAGACAGAGCTGGCAGAGCTTCAGGTTCGCACACTGGTGTTCTAGAGCAGAAGAGATACAGCGGCACTGTTGATATGGTTGCAGGCAGAGGAAGGTTCTTGATGACTCCAGGAGAGCGTGAACCATCTTCGGAGCACTTCAAGACTTCGCCGCTGATTGTGTCAAATAGCAGAGGATTACTAGAAACAGACAAAACACCCAAACTCACAGGGCTCAACAAACAAGAACAGCTGAGCGAAGGTGATCCTGACTACATTCGTGATGCTGCTCGTGTGTTTGTTTCAATGAACACGAAGGCTGACACTTTGTTTCGAACACAACACTCTGCAAGGGGTGCTGTAAACGATGCTATGCAGCCGACAGGAATCAACTATAGCCCAAGGTCTCTCTATCCAACTCAGCCGGTGTCTACTCTGTTGAACGGTTCGCAGCCAGCAGGACCAAAACTAGGAAACGCTTATGTGGTTGGTAAGGCAGACCATGTAAGGCTTATAGCTCGAAGGTCCGTTCCTCAAGAAGACAATACACAGCACATAATCAGTGGTTCTGTGCTTGTGGTAAAGGAAGGCAAAAACAGGACTCCAGAAGACATGGATGCCCAGGCAGCTGACACCGACCATCTTGCTTACCTTTATATGTCCCCAGAAGGCAGAGTGCAAATCGACGGAATGCAGATATTCCTTGGTGGTGCTGCGCTGAGAACGGATAACCAAACACCATCGCCTGACGTTCCCAGGAATGCCGCTGGTTCGAATATAGAGGTATCTGTAGGGGGCGAGAACAACTTTGCCGGGGCAGAGCCTTACATCAAGTGGAGCGAGTACAAACGGGTTATAGAGGGCCTTCAAGGACAGATAAACGCTCTGCACGATGCTTATTCTTCCTTAGTTGATGCTGTTGAGGCTGCTAGCAAGTCAAGCCTGTGTGTACCGTTTGGTTCAGACACGGCATGGCAAGGTCTTACAACAGCAGCGAAAGCAGCGCAAGGCAAGTTGGGTCAAGACGTTCAGCAAAAGCGAAGGACCACCAACCAGTCTGTGTACAAGTCAAGGTCAAGTAAGATATTCGGGCAGTGAGTGAGCAAGCACCATGAGTCAAGATGCGATAGAACGTTCGATGGCAACTACCAGCTCCCAGGCTAGGTCCGAAGCTGAGAATGCCATAAACAGCTCTGCGAATGCTATTCAGATAAACTCCATAGAGGGAGCTCTAAGCGGTATACCTGTTGTTGGTGCTCTAGCTGTACAGGTTGGTAATGCCTTGTATGCAGCGCTGAGCAGTCCACCACTTCCTGTTGACCCACAACGAAGGACCAGCCAGAACGATCCGATAAAGCTGTTTGCTTTCGCTATCTTGATAGCGTTGGTGAAGTTCGTGTGGTGCTTCATCAAGTTGTTGTTGAACCCGCTGCCTATCGTTGGCATATTTTTCCCCCTGTGTGGTTCTGCCGGAGACTCTGCCACAGAAGCTCTGTCTGATATGGATAGACAAGCACAAGACGCAGCTGCTAGCAGAGCTACAGCACAAGCTGAAGGTTTGCAGAGGCTAGGAGCTGGAACACAGCTCAGCACACAACAACCAAACGAATCAGGTGGAGTTCAACAGGGCATATCCTTTGATGAGTTTGTTCGTCGAACAGCTGGAGTCTCGGGTGTTGGCCAACCGGAGCGTGTTGTGGGCAACCTAGGTTCCTCTGTTCTTGTTCCGCAGCCTGTACAGCCAACAACGGCGAATGCACCAACAACCCCAGCACAGCGTGTCACTCCGGGTGTTGACGACGGCACCAACAACCAACAGCAACAAGACTTGAAGAAAGCTTTCGGGCTGTGATTCATGGCTAGTTATGCTGCATGACTCGTAGTTTCAAGAGTGTTGGATTCACAGCAGCAGAAACCACAGCGCAGAACAACGCTGTGGCCAGAACACCTGTCCCTGTTGGCATCGTTACACCGTTGATGCCTGGGACAAGTGATGAGGGCTTGTTGGCCATGTCCTATGACGTTGGGATTCAGATGAAAAACAACTTGAGGGACTTGGTTATGACCAACTGGGGAGAAAGGGTTATGCTCTACGACTATGGAGCAAACCTCCAGCCGCTTGTCACAGAGTATGAGAACGGAAAAGAAACGTTCGACGATGCTGTTGATGCACGAATTTGCGCAGCTGTTGGCAAGTGGATGCCTTATGTGGAGCTTGAGAACTTCGAAACTGCACAACTACCAGCAGACGAACCAGGTACAGGCAGCGTTGTTATCTACATCTACTACAGCATACCGAGAGCCCTTATTCCCACGACACTGCTTGAAGTAAGGTTCACGCTGTCCTGACAGCACAGAAAGACCATCACCATGCCAATAGACACAAAAAGAGACATTCAACAAGCTACAAGGGCTAGGCGATACGTCAACAAGGACTTCGATTCCTTCAGGAGAGACCTTGAGGAGTACGCCAGAACGTTCTTTCCCGACAAGATTCAAGACTTCTCACCGAATGGGTTTGGTGGGCTGCTTGTTGAGTTGGCAAGCTATGTGGGTGACGTTCAGAGTTTTTATCTGGATCACCAGTTCGGAGAGCTAAACGCCGAAACAGCTGTTGAACCAAACAACCTTGAGAGGCTTCTCCGAAGCGCAGGCGTGCAAGTTGTCGGTGCAGCTCCTGCAGTCGTGGACACCACGTTCTACGTAAGAATTCCTGCAGCCTCTGCCAACAGCGCTCTTCCATATGACACGACCGCACTGCCCATAATCAAACCTGGGACAACGGTCAACTCAAACAACGGCGTACAGTTCCAGCTTGTTGATGACGTAGACTTCACTGTAACCAAGAGTGATGGCACACCTTCGAATGCTATTTCGTATGTGCTTGGAGACACAGACTCATCTGGAAACGCAGTAGACTATGTGTTCTCTTCGAAGGGAACTTGCTTGTCTTCAATCACTGTTACGGAGACGTTCAGTGTTACAGGGTTCGAAGCTTTCAAGAGACACACACTAGAAAACAGAGATGTAACAGAGATTGTTTCAGTCACAGACAGTGATGGAAACAACTACTACGAAGTTGAATTCCTGACACAAGACACTGTGTTCAAGTCCATCTCCAACAGAACAAGTTTGGCCGCAACACCTTCAGGACAACCATATGTTGACAGTTCTCTGGAGATGCTTCCTGCCCCTTATCGTTTCTTCAAGACAACAAGCTTGTCGACAAGACTCACAACGCTGACGTTTGGTGGCGGTTCGGGAGAGACAATGGATGATGACCTTGTTCCAGACCCGAGCGAAGCAGCACTCCCACTGTACGGAAGAAGTAACTTCTCAAGGTTCTCGATTGATCCCAACAACCTGTTGAGAACGGGTACGCTTGGAGCTATAGCTCCTGACGTTACCATCACGGTCATCTACAGAACTGGCGGAGGTCTAAGCCACAACATTCCAGCGCAGAGCATCTCGGAGATTGGAACCTTGGTTATGGAGTTCCCCAACTCTCCAACAGCCCTTGTTGCTTCGAACGTAAGAGCCACAGCCGATGCTAACAACAACACACCAGCTTCAGGTGGGGCCGATGCTCCAACGGTTGACGAACTGAGACTTCAAGTCCCAAGCGCTAGAAACGCACAGGCGAGAATCGTGAGCAAGGAAGACTTGCTTGCCAGAGTGTATTCCTTGCCTGCGAAGTTTGGAAGAGTGTACAGAGCATCGATCAGGAGCAACCCTGACAACCCCAACGCTGCCATGTTGTTTCTCCTGTGCAGGAACAGCGCAAGTGAACTGGTTATAGCTCCAGACTTGTTGAAGAAGAACCTTGCCGTGTACCTGAACCAGTACAGAATGATATCGGATGCCATTGATATTCTGGACGGTAGAATCATCAACCTGCAGCTCAACTATGACATCACGGTTGACCCAACCTTCAACCGACAGCTTGTGTTGCAGAACGTTCAGTCCAAGCTCATCCAGTATTTCAACGTTGGCAACTTCCAGATGGAACAGCCCTTGGTACTTGATGACATCCGAAACATCATCTACAACAACGCCGGTGTGCTGTCTGTGAAGGGTCTGAGTGTAACCAACGTGACAGGGACAGTTGCAGACAGAGAGTATAGCACTGTTCGCTATGACGTGAGCACCAACATCATCAACAACTCTATTCTTATCCCGCCACCAGGAGGGATGTTTGAAGTGAAGTATCCCAACAGCGACATCATCGGAAGGGCTGGGTGATAAGACATGTACCGTATTCTCAAGGCAGATAAAGACGCATACGTCACAAACAAACTTCTGTTC